CGGAAGGTCGAAGGTCAAAAGGTCGAGTGCGGCGCGCTCCGCTACGCCTTCGCGAGGGTGAGCACGATCTCGCCGGCCAGGGGGAGGCGCTTCACGGTGGCGATCTTGAGGAGCTGCCCGTCGAGGGTCAGCGACTGGCCCACGGCGGCGCGGGCGGCGGCCTCGTCGGACAAGAACCACGGGTGGTCGGCGGCGCAAACGCGGATCGTGGCCTCGGGCATGCCCTCGAAAGGGCCGGCCTCGACCGCGCGCCGGTGGTCGAGGCCGGTGCGCGACACGCAGAGCGTGCGTCCGGCGTAGGTGGCGGAGGCGTTGGCGTTGGCCGCAGCGCCCTGGCGGGCGCCCTGCGCGGCGAAGCGGCGGGCCTGAGCAGAGGAGAAGGAGGGCATGGCGCGGCGCGCGGACGCGCCGCGCAGGTGAAGGGGGAAGTGGAAGATGAAGGGGCGGCGGAAAAGAAAAACGCCCCGGCCCCCGCGGGGCGGGAGACGGGGCGGGATGAACCAACAACCAAGAGGAGGAAGATCAGAAGCGCAGCGCGACGGTGGCGGAGACGCCGCTCTGGTCGCCAGTGCCGCCCGCGGCCACGAACTTCACGTTGACGTAGCGGGGGCAGTCGCTCGGCAGGCGGAAGCGGATCTCCTGCGCGGCGATGGTGGAGCCGGTGCCGGTGATGACCTTAACGAGGTTGAGGCTCGTGGAGGGCGTGGCGCTGGCGCCGCCCTGCACGGTGATCGTGAGGGTGTCGGCGTTGGGCAGGAGGGTGGCGGAGAGGGCGGGCACCTCGATGGAGAGTTCGACGTTCTCGAGCGAGGGGCCGGCGAGGACGGCGCCGAGGTCCAAGTCGGCGGAGGTGACGGTGCCGTCGGCGGTGGGAAGGGCGCGGGTGACAAGCAGGGCGGCGTCCTTGATGTTGCGGGCAAATTCGTTGGACATGAGCGGAAGGGCTTGAAGGTGGTGGTGGGTGGGTGGCCCGTAGTGCTTGCGGCACTACGGGCCGGGAGGCGGAGGTTTAGCTGAGCACCTCGGTGTTGGTCAGCGAGTCGGTGATGACGATGGGGATGCCGTTACTCTCGGTGGGCATCGGCGCGAGGGGCTGGCCGGCGGAGCCGCTGGTGTTGCTCGTGGCGCTGCGGCTCGACTGGAGCTGGAAGGCGGAGCGGCGAGTCATGAACCAGACATCGGGCTTGTAGCCGACGGGGTAGAGGCTGAGCAGCTCGGCTAGGCGGGCATCGGTGACGCCTTTGCCGGAGTCGGCGGTGGCATCCTTGAGGCGCCCGATGCAGTAGGGGTTGGCGGCCTGAAGGCCGATCCACGCATTGAGCGAGGCGCACTCGGCGAGGTAGTCCTGGCCGGCGGTGCCGTCGTTGACCATCTGGCGGAACCAGTCGGAGAGGGTGAGGGCGGAGCCGTTGCCGTAGATGAACTGGAGGCCCTGCTCGCCGAACTTCACGCCGTAGACCGAGGAGCCGGTGCCGGCGGTAGTGCCACCGGCATCGAGCACGATGGGAGCGACGGAACGGGCGGTCAGCTCGGTAGAGAACGCATCGTGAAACTCCTTCAGGCCGGGGAAGCCCTTGGCATCGGAGGCGGTGCCGTAGAAGAACTGCTGGCCGATCTCGATCATGGCCTGCTTCATCACGCCGCTGGCCTCGATGGCCTTGAAGGCGTCGGGGCCGTCCTCGTGCGCGCTCATCACCGCCACGTCGGCGCGGATGTTGCCCGAGAAAACGAAGCACTCGTGCAGGCGGTTAAGGAAGGTGGACTTGGTGTAGGCCACGCCGCCGTTGGCGTTGCGGAAACCGACGCCGGGATAGGTGTCGCGAGAGACGGTGCGGTAGGAGGTGCCGCGAACGGTGCGCGCAGGCACGACCGTGAGTTCGGGAGCGAAGGTCAGGTTCTCTTCGATGAGACCGACCACCGCGTCGTTGCCGTTGAGCTTGGCGATGTCGAGGAGGGTGGCTTGAGGCATGGTATTGAGCGGTTGCTAAGGTGAGTAGTGCGGTGGCGGATACGAAGGGCTGGGCTGTCAAACGGCGCGGGCGGCGCGCTCGGCGGCAAAGGCGGCGACGGTGCGGGCCCGGCCGGTAAGCTCGGCGGCCTTGGCCGCGGGCCGGGTGGGATCGGCGGCGGGCGCGTCGGCCAGGGCATGGGCGGAGAAGCCCTTGGCGGCGAGCAGCGCGCGGGCTTCCTTGGCGGCCTGCGCCTTCAGGCCGGCGGCGAGCGTGGCGCCGATCTCTGCGGTGGGCGCCGTATCGGCGAGCTGGATACCCGCCTGCGCGAGCGCGGACTGGATCGCGGTGGCGCGCAGGCCCTGCTCGCGGAGCGTGGCCTGCACCGGGGCGAGCGCGGCGGCGATCAGGGCGGCCACCTCGGGGTGCTCGGCGGTGAGCGCGGCGGCGGCGGGGGCCTGCTGCCGCGCGGCCGAGACGAGGCTTTCGATGTGGGCGGCGAGGGCGGAGTCATCGCCCGCGGCGGCGAGCGCGGGGAGGTCGAGCCCGGCGGCCTTGAAAAGGCGCTCGGCGGCGGAAGCGGTCTGGACGGCTTTGAGGAAGTTCATCGCGAAGGGTAAAGGCTGCGCGGCGTGTCAAAGCACAGGCGCGGCGGCGGCCGGCGCGGGCAGCGCAATGGCGAGGCTAGCCAACACCTCGGCGCGGTCCGCCACGAGCTGATCCACGAGGCCCGCAGCCTGGGCGGCGGCGCCGAGGAAACACTGGCCCTGCATGCTCTCGTCGGCCACGGCGGGGCGCCCGCGGCGCACGTCGGCGGTGAACATGGCGTATAGCGCATCCACGCCTTGCTGCCACTGCGCCACCTGCTCGTCCGTGATCTCGCTCCCCGGCGTGCCCGCGGCCTTGAAGGTGCCGGCCTTGACCAGCACGAGCTTCCAGCCCTGCTCGGCCCACGCTTGCGACTCGTCGACCAGCGCCATGTAGACGCCGATGCTGCCGAGGGTGGCGGTGGGCGTGGCGAAGATGCCGGAGCAGGCAGAAGCGATCCAGTAGCCCGCCGAGGCACAGAGGTCGTCGACAAAGGCGTAGACCGGCACGCGCGTAGTGATCTGGCGGATACGCGAGGCCAGCTCGGGCACGCCCGGCACCGTGCCGCCCGGAGTATCGAGGTGCAGCACGATGGAGCGCACGCCGGCATCCTCGGCAGCGGCCTCAAGCGCCGCGCCGACGCGCTCCACATCGCACCCGCCACAGAGCATGGCCATGCCCGAGAGGTGCTTGCCGATGATGCCGCGCGCCTCCACCAACGCCACGCCGGGCGCGGCGATCTGGTAGAGCGGAGGCGGCGGGGTCTCGGCGGGCTCGGCGTCGTCGCCTTCCCACGGCAGGCCGTCGTCGGCGCGGGGCGGGCGGAGGCCACGCACGCGCGCGGAGAGCAGGTCGGAGACCGTCTGGATGGTCGCGGGCAGGGCGGCCCACGGCGTGGAGCGGAGCGAGGCGAGGAGGTGGGCGTAGCGCATGGGGAGCAGGGGGCGTGAGGTGGGCGGGGGCGGCATCTTGCAACGTTGCAAGATGCCCTTGGCTTAGGGGGTGGCGGCGGGCGGCGCGGGCGCGGCGGGCGGCGCGGCGGAGCGCGGCTGGAAGCTGCGGAGCGGCTCGAAAATGGCGTCGATTTCCTGGTCGTTCATCAGCGGGAAAGCGGCGTTGGCGAGGCCCTTGGCGGTCTCGATCGGCACCTCGCCGCGCGCGGCCTGAGCCACGATCTGCGCGAGCGAGGTCACCTGCGCACCATTTAGCGCGGTGCCCTGCACATCGCCCGCGGCGGCGGCGGTGGCGGTGGCCTTCTTCGCGGCGGCGCCGGTGGCGGGCGCGGCGGCCGGAGCGGCGGCGGCGGGCGGCGCGCCGGGGCGCGGCGGCGGCGTAGTGCCGGGAGCACTACCGGCGGCGGCGGGCGCGGCGCCGGCCGGCTGCGGATCGCCGGGGCGGGCCAGGCTGCCGAGGGCGCCGGGGGGCAGGTCGTAGTCGCGCTCCATCCGCTGCCGCAGGCGGAGGAACTTGGCCTGCTCGGTCAGAATCTGGCGAGCGGTGCGACCGTAGCGGCCGATCACGGCGGGGTGCGACTCGATGCCGGCGCGGATGTTGTCCAGATCGGCGGTGTTGGTGCGGCCTCCATCGACCGTGAACTCGGCCGGCGGGGTGTAGCCCCACTGCATCCACTCGGGGTGGTCGGGCACGCGGCCGATCTGGATGAGGCGCGCGAGCAGGCGGTGCTCGGCGCGCAGCACGTGGCGCACGTGGCCGCTCCAACGGGTGAAGATCGAGGTGTTGATCTGGTCCTGAAATCCACGGGTGGGCGCGCCGGAGAGTTTCGAGAGGTCGAGCATCTCGTAGCGCCACTCCATGCCGAAGTAGGCGGCGCGCTGGAGAGACTCGTCGAACTTCATCCAAGAGTCGCCGGGGCTGTTGCTCTCGAGCATGGAGACCGAGCCCTTGCCGGCTTTGACGTAGCGGATGAGGCCACCATCGAGCGAGAGCACCGAGGGCTCGGGCGGGCGCTGGCTGGCGGGGGTGGTGGAGGCGCCGCCGTTGCGCAGGGCGGCGAGGCGAGCGGCCTCGCGCGCGGCGTCCTCCGGCATCTTGCCGTCCTCGGTCGCCTCTACGATGGTGTGCGCGGCGGCGATCTGCTGCTTCAGCTGCTGGTAGCCGCGAGCCTGCTTGAGGTCATACCACTCGAGGATGCCGGCGGTGAGGGTGGGCACGGGGCGCCCATCCGAGAACCAGCGGGGCAGCGCGCAGTGGTCGATCTCGGCGGCGGGCAGGTCCTGATCCTCTTCGGGGGTAGAGCCGAGCACGCGGTAGGCGAGGGCGCGGCCGACGGCATCGTAGATGATGCCGTTGAGGATGCGGCGCCCGGTGTAGGGCCCTTTGGATACGATGTTTTCGCCGTAGCGGGAGCTGATGCGGTGAGCCTCGATGAACTGCACCTGCGGGTAGCCGTCGGCATCGGCCGAGTAGTGGATGAAAAAATCGCCGTCGATGTCGTAGAGGGTGGAGCCGATCTTCCACGCGCTGTCCCAATCGAGGAAGGGGCCGCGCACCACGGCGCGCTGGTGGGCCTCGATCAACGCGGCGCGGGCGATCTCGCCCCACCGCTCATCCTCGCCGAGAAAGGTCGGCGCGTAGCCGGCCGAAGAAATGTAGTCGCGCTTCTGCGCGAGGGCCCCGGAGACCAGCGGAAAGGTGGTGCCGATGTAGCGCGAGTCAGCGAGGAGGAGGCGGTGCTTGTGGCGCGAGAGGAGGAGCGCCACGTCGGCATCGAGCCGCGGGGGCGGAATGTTCCGCCCGCCGGTATCGGAGGTGGTGAGCGGCCAGCCGGGCGCGGGCGAGGTGGCGGCGTAGGCGGTGGCGGGGATGGCGCGGCCGGAGGCGTCGAAGAGGGTGACCATAGGGAGAGCGGAGGGGGCCGAGGCTCAGGCGGTGGCGGAGGGCGGGCAGCACTCGGGCGCGTGGTAGGCGGAGGGGCAGACGCGAAAGACGGCGCGCGTGGCCTCGGCGGGCGACGCCACCAGCGCGGTGTCGAGTTCGCGGATCACGTCCTCGATGGCGGCGAGGTAGTCGATGCGGGGGAACACGAGCTGGCCGGAGTGCGAGGCGCCCTCGAAGGACTGGCCGGTGAGGGTGACGGCATCGCCGAGGGCCTCGGTGGCGACGGTATCGGCGAGGGCGCGCAGGCCGGTGAGGTCGGTGGCGTATTTGCGGCGCAGATACTTTTTGGCGGTGGCGATGTTTTGCGCGGCGTCTCCCATGATGCGGAGGCCCGCGTGTCAAAGTCGGCGGGGAGAACACTCCGCCCGCCGGGGTGGGCCGGCGGGCGGAGGCTTTCATCCATGAACAAACACTCCGCTTCCCAGGGCGGACAAAGGGGGAGCGCTGTCAAAGCGCGCATGGGCCGCCGCCCTCGTCCTCGCTTTTCCCTATAAAAAGCGCGCGCGGGACAGAACTGGGCGGCGGTGTCATGAGCGCCCGGCGACGCGGCGGGCGCACGCCGCGGCAGGCATGGGGCGGGCGTGTCAATCTCAGGCCGCGAAGAGGGAGCCCTGAAGCGGTCGCGCCGCGGCCTCGGCGATGCGAGCGCGGGCGATCTCCACGTAGTCGGGGGTCATGTCGATGCCGGTGAAGCGGAAGCCCTCAAGTATCGCCGCCTTGCCGGTGCTGCCCGAGCCCATGAAGGGATCGAGAACGAGGCCGCCGGGCGGCGTGACCAGGCGGCAGAGGTAGCGCATGAGGTCGGTGGGTTTGACGGTGGGGTGGATGTTACGGCGCGCGCCAGTCATGCCGGCCCTCGGATTTTCCGCGCCTGCGCTTTCCTCTTTTCGTTTGGTCAGTTCGTGCGCGGCGCGCTCCGGCAGGTGCTCCAGCCCCTCGTCGCGGTCTTCCTTGCTGGCCTTGGCGCAGTAGAAAAAGCGGGCGGCGGCGGCACCGGCATCCTCGGGAAAGAGCCGCACGACCTGCTCGCTGCCGTCGTGGATGAGGTTGGCGGGCCAGCGGCCGAGGGCGGAAGGCAGCGCCTCACAGGGGCCGGCATCGGTGCCGCCACTGAAGCCCATGCCTCGCGGCTGCTCCCATGTGATGGGCTCGTCTCCGGCCTCCGCCGCCACCCGTCACCCGTCGATGTTGAGCGCGCCGGTGCCGTGCGCGAGCACGTTGGCGGCGACGGTGCCCTGTAGTGGTTTTCTCGCTACACAGATCGGCTCCCACGCAGGCTTGAGCGCAGTGCCCCAGCCGGACCACTGCTTGGCCGCTTCGGTGTGCGCGGCGGTGATCGCGACCTCGCGGCGCGGCACGTTCTCAGCACCCTGCGCGGAGTAGGCACAGGCAGGACTTGCGATGGAGGTATCGGTCATGCTCTGGGTGCGGAGCAGGGGCCTGCGTTTGAGGTTTTCCGACTCGACCGTGCGCCAACGCACCAGTTCCTCTATCTCCGCCGGGATCGCTAGGCCGTAGGCGGTGCGGCGCGGATCGGCACCGTAGGCGGAGCGGGTGGCGGAGGGGGTGGCGGAGGGGGCGGAGGAGGCAAGGCGGCCAGGCTCGAAGACGCGCGAGGCCGCCGCCGGGGAGGCGTGGGTAAGTGTGCTCATGACACCGGAGAGTCGGTGTCAATCCGGGCACAAGAGTTAGGGCACGAAAAAGCCGCGTCCACAGAGTGGCGCGGCGCGAGGGTAGGCGGAAGAAGTTAGGGCAGGGTGCGTGGGCTAAGACTTGTTAGGCAAGAGGCACTAAACCTTCTTCTTTTTCAGTGACATTTATACCAGTGGGGTATTCGTCTTCGGACTTGCCCGTGTATCCGCAATAGTAAGCGACGACCACGCAACTAGTGCCGTCCGTAAATTCCAGCTTCAGCCAACCATCGTCATCATATTCTGGTTTCTTCATGCGAGTTGCGGAGCGGATTGTTTTTCCTACCAGTTCTTCAAGTTTCATAGGTATTCGTTTAGTTGTTACAGAGGCTAACCAGTTCATGCAGCCAATGCGATTAGCTGCCAGATTTGCGCGGGGGATTAGGGTTCTCGTCAGCCGTCCGCGCATGGCTGATGAGGTCGTTCGACCCACCGGGCGCGGCCTTCTTGGTTTTCGGACGCGTCTCGGAAAGAATGACCAGCGCTCCGCGCTGCACGATTTGGCGCGGCTCGCGCCCCGCCCGCCACTGTTCGAGAGTCCGCCGTGTTACGTCGAGGGCCGCGCAGCTCTCGGCGATGCCGAGGCGCGCGACGTGTTTTTCGAGTTCGGTTGCGAAGCTCATTAGCGGGCGACGCGGATGGTGGCGCTGTGCTTTCCGTCGGCGCTGCGCGCCGTGGCGATGACTTCGTTTTCGTGGCGCTCAGTGACTTCGAGGGACACATCGCCGCCGATGCTGGCGAGCTGTTCGTCCATGTCGTCTCCGTTGCCCCAGTGGGCGGCCATCGCGCCGCGTCCGACTTCGGTGAGGTTGGCGATGCTGTTTTCTCCGCGCCCGTAATCGGCATCGGAGATGGAGGACCAGACGTTATTTTCGAGGATGTAGGTGGTGATCATTTTGTGTTTTGGTCTCGGGCTTGATTGCCCTTCGATATGCAGACGATGCGAAATGTTTTTCGTATCGTCAACACCAAAAGCGAAATTATTTTCGTATGTCTTTTGGCCGGAAGGTCGAACAATCGGCCAGAGCCAATGCGCATGGCTGCTCCGTCCGGCGGGCGTGGGTCAGGGGCTGCGCATCGGCTCATCCGAGGCGTTAGGCAGAAGAATCGGAGCCCATTGCGTAGCCATAGCGCGGGCGATGCCCTCAAACGTGCGGCTCCGCTCTTTCCAGCGCGTCGGGCTTGGTGGCATACGATGCACGCGAGCCTCGCGCCCCGGCACGATGTTGGTTGGTGTGAGCTTTGGGAGCCCGCGCAGCCATAGGCATGTCGCCTTCGTCTCGCCGTGCCCGAACTGCCACGGCTGAATCGTCTGGTCTGGCTTGCGCCAGACGCTCGACATGATGCACACCGGGTTTTCGATGGCGTAGCGTGCCACCGGAGCGTTTGCCAGCGCCAGAAAGAAGTCGATGCCCGCCTGCTGGCGCCCATCCGCCCGCTTTGTGGCGAAGTGCCGCGCCCCGCTGACCGCCAGGTGAGTGCATGGCGGGTGCGCGATCAGCAAGTCCCAGCCCTGCGCGAGCACGGGCAGCACGTCGCCCCGGATGTGCCATTGCGGATCGCCTTCGCACGGCTCGAGGTCGCAGCTCCAGGCATCGCAGCCCGCAGCCCGCAGCCCGGAAGGCGTCACGGACGCGGGCGGAGTATTCGCAGGCGATTAGCACCCGAGGACGAACCATCGGAGCCCAACAAGGCGCTGGAGCCAACGCGGGCAGCTGGTCGCTCGGGGCTTGTGTGAGAAGTGTTTTCATAGAGTTATTCGCCGCGCGGCTCACCGCTGACGTTAGAGGAGCCGGGCGAAGCGGGCTCAGTAAGCGAAGCCAAGAGGCGCTCGCGCGTGATCGCATCCCGCTCGGCAGGCGGTAGCCTTTGACCTTTCTCCCAGTGCTCCACCGTGCGCTTGCTCACGCCCCACCGCGTTGCGGCCTGCGCCTGAGTCAGGCCCGCTTTTTCGCGGGCCTTTCGGAGTCGGTCGCCGAAGCTCATGCGCGGGAGTGCTTGCCGGCCAGAATGCGATCCCATTCGCGTTTGGGCACGTAGGTTTTACCGGGGCCACTCACGGGGCCGACCACGTAGGCGGGGCCGTTGAGCGCCTCGCCCCATCCGTTGATCGAGCTTTCGCCAGCCACCTTGATTTCGCGACCAAAGTCGTCGCACTCGTAGATTTTCCCATCGCGGAGTTCCACGAGGATTTCGGTGGATTGGTTGTCCATTTCCTCGCCTTGAAGGGCGAGCATCCGGAACTGTTTTGGCGCGGGGCGGTTGATTTGGTCGATGATGTTCATGGCAGGAAATTAGAGATCGTTTTTCATTACTTGGCGGGTGCGGTTTTCGAGGGCGGCTTTTTCGCCCCATGCCACGTAGGCGGCGGGCTTACCCTGCTCTTCAATCACCACGCCACCGGGGTTGGTGCCCAGCTTGCCGAGGACTTCGACCGGAGCCGCGTCGGGGTTGGCGGCGATCTTCTTGGGGTCGAGGCCGAGGCGGGCGCACTCGCCGGAAAGCACGATGGCCAGGCCGGTGTTGCTGCGGAAGGTGCCGTTGGAGAGGATGCGGCCGAGGAGGGCGAGGGATTTACCGGGGGCTTTGATCGTGTAGGTTTTCATTGCGGGGATAGTATTCGCACACGGTGCGACACTGCGCAAAACTTTTCTTCGCACATCGTGCGATTTATTTCCGGACTCCTCTAACCACGGGCCGGAGCCAATGCCGCTACGCTCGCGCCTCGTCTCCGCGTTAGCCAAATCGATTTGCTCGCGCAGCCTGTAAGCGCATCGGCCGAGGTTGGCTCGCACTTGGTCCAGTTCCGTCGTCTTGTCGGCGGTGAGATAGTTGCGCATCCACTCCAGCCATTCTAGCGCATCAAGCGCGGCGGCTGCCAGCGTGATCGGGTCGCCGTTATCATCCCACTTTGGGATCGTTTCGGGTATTGGGTCCATTTGAGAGAAGTTGCCGGGTTTTGCCACCCACCCGGCGGGGCTCCTAGTTTTACGCCACGGCGGGGCGGGACTCAGTCCGTAGCGGGAACGCGCCTGCGACGTGTCGCAGGAAAGTGAATACGAGGCTAACCATACGATGCAGAGAACGCGGGTGAACGTCACGGGGGATGCCTAGCTCCGTCCTCCCGCGTCTCTGATCTCTGCGTTAGCCAAGACGTATTCCCCATCACCGTTTTCCTGTAGCGGTGGCAGCGGGATAGCCTCGAACGTGCGTTCATATTCGAGCGTCGCACGCTCTACGCGGAGCTTGTGCCACGACGTGCTTGGTTTTCGCGGTGCGCAAAAGAACCAAGGCACCGGCTTGCGTGGAGAGGTTGGGAAGTTCGCCACGGAGCCAGCCGTTGACCGTTTGCCGCGTCACGCCGCATATCGCGGCGGCCGGGGTTGACCCGCCTGCCTTTTCGACGAGCGGGCGAAGTTGGTCGGTGAAGCTCATTCGCAGGATGCGGCACATGCGGCGGCTTCGGCGCGGGCCATCTCGGCGGCACGCTTGGAGTCGTAGATGCAGCGGTTGAGGTTCAGGCAGTCGCACACGCGCTCGAATCCCCATTTGCCGGTGCTGCGGGACTGGCCGACAGGATGGGACTTTTTGAAGGCTTCGATCTTGGACTTGGTGCTGATGGTGGTGGAGGTCATTTGGTTTTGGATTCGTCGGGTTACTGGCCCTTCGATATGACTAAGCTGGAATCTTATTTTCCGATAGTCAACACTAAATCGGAAAATAGTTTTCCGAAAGATTTAGGCACGACGACAGAACCAAGCGAGACAGACAACGGCGTTTAAGCCTCCGGTTTTTGGGCGGGAGCCGTCCGCGCCGTTGTCTGCTCTTGTGCGTTAGCCGGAGAATGGAACCGGCTCGCATGGCACTGCTGCCAGTGCTTCCAGTCAGCGCCGTGCAAGTAGCCGCCGACCGTCTGCCGCAGGTCTTCCAGCGCGGCCTCCAGTCGCGCGTTGTCGCGCCGCAGATGGGCGTTCTCGCGCTCCAGTTCTCGGGCGAGCGTCACCCATTCTTCGGGCGCGGTTCGCCAATCCACGGGTTCGCCCTCGCGATCTTCGATGGCCGCGATAAGTCGTGATGTTTTAGGTGTGTCGGTCATAAAAAAGGGCTAACCAGTCGCTAGTGACAACAGCCCTGCTAGCACCGTCCGGCAGCATCGGCGCCGCTGGTGTCGGGCTGTGTCACACCTTGGTGTTCAGCAAAGCTAGTGATGCGTGGCCCTCGGGCGTCAGATCCTCGCGGCGCAGCCCTTGAGGTGCATCAGCTTTTCATCGAGCCCCGGATCTGAACCATGCACTAGGCCCAATTTCGGGGCGCGGCGCGTTTTTGTTTTGGCGGGAGCCTTACGTTAGCGCGCCGTTTCTCGTCGTCTAACCGATACTCTTGCCCAGCCTCAACTGCACGGTTGCGTGTGCCAGCAATGCGCGCAGCGGCGCGCCGGGGAGGGCGTGTGGTTTTCGTGCTCATGACACCGTAGAGGCGGTGTCAATTCTGCCGATGGATGCGGCCTGCCGCGTCCATCGACGGCGCGGGCAGAGTCGACTTTCTCACTGCGCGCTCCGCCTCGAGGTCTGGACGCAGGTAGTCGAACGCCGCCACTGCATATTTTAGCGCGTCGCCAAAATCGTTTTTTCGTCCGGGCAGACGCGTCCACTTCCCCGTTTCGTCGGCAATTTCAGCCGTGAGTTCGCCGCGCAATTCTTCAAAACGCCGATCAAACTCAGCTTGGCTTTCGTCACGGCGAGGCAGGCCGGGCAGGTAGAGGCGACCAGGCAAACCGAGCACCGAGAGCGCCTTGCCGCGGTCGCCGATGTTGCAACGTTTCAAGTCGTGGCTATGTCGCGCAGCCCACGCGGTGAGGATCTCTCGCGCTTTGCCGATCATCCCCGTGTATATCCGGTGCTTCAGTTTTTCGTCAGCTACGTGGTAGATGTCGATTTCACGGTCTTGGTGCGGGATGCGCGTGCGCCACACGATTTGCTTGAGGCCTTTTTGTTCGCGGCCGTAGCAGGGGAGGATGCGTGGATTTTTCAAATTTTGGTCATAAACGAAATCGGTGCGATGGCCGGCAGCATCGACGAACGCCAGCGTAGGGGTCATTTCCGAAGGTGGCGTCAGTTGCCCGGCGGGCAGAGCCGCCAGCGGGGGCGGCAGGGGGTGCGCGTGATCTAGCAGCGCATCCATGTCCTCGGCGGTTTGGATGTAGTGCCAATCGGATACAGCGATCTCGTAATCGGGCCCGTCGAGGCGCACGCCGATGACAACCGCTTTTTGGAGGGCGTCTTGAGTATCGCCGCCGACGTAGATCGCATCGGGCACCCACGGGAACTCGCCGGCTCGGTAGGGCGCGCGCAGGAGGTCGAGGAGATCGCCGTCAAGCGCGCCGACTACCGTCTCTTTAACAGGTAACCCCATATGCTCGTTCATCGCCGTCGCGAGCGCCGCAGGATCGGAAGATGCCTTTGCAAAAATCAGCGCGACATGTCCGAGCGTCATGTCGTCATCAAGGCAGTGCAGGTCTGAAAAGTGGGCGCTGCGCTGGCGCGGAATCGGGCGAGGATTGGTCGCGAGCCAGCGGCCGGCGTTTGCCATAGCCCACTTCGCGCGCAGTTTTTTTCCGGCCAAAAGTTCGGTGCGCACTCGCGTGGTGGGCTCGTCATCGCCGGGAAAAATCCAAGCATGCGAGGCGTCGAGCTGCTCCTCGCCCGTGAAACGACAGCCCGAGATGCACTGGTAATAGGCCTCACGTAGCACGCGCTCCCAATCCCACGCGCCAGTTAGGTCGGTGCAATGCTGATACACTAGGCGCCCCAGCGGCGGCGTGGTCTTGACGGCGAGCGGAGGCGAGAGAGGAGGCAGGCCCGGGCGTAGTGGTTTTTCAATACGCAGGTAGTGCGTCGGGCTTTTCCCGTCGAGCGTGAGCTCCTGGAAGACTCCACAGCACGGGCACGGGACGAGAAAGGCGTCGAGCGTGCCGGACACCACTTCACGATGATGCGACGAGCACCAGCGCTTCGGCTTCGACATCGTGAGGAGCTTGGCGTCGGGGATGCCTCGCTTGCGCGAGCGCATGAGGTTGTGGAGCGAGCCGCTGTCCTCAATCTCGTCGACCACTTCGATCTCGTCTCCGATCACCAGCCGATAACCGTCGGAGCGAAACGCTTCCTCTGTGTGCGATCCGGTGATTTTGATCACCATGTTTAGGAGGCGGATCATGGCGCCGGTCACGTCCTGGCGGCGGTCTACGCCGGGCTCCTCGATTGCGTCTCGCAGCGTGGAGATGAGGCGATTTTTGTTCGTCGCCACGCCCTGCTTCGCCGAATGAATCGCGAAAAGCACCGGGCCGGGCGCATGCTCGGGCATGTAGCGGATGCAGTTGAGCGCGCCCTCGGTGAAGCCACCACGAGAGGACTTGATCGCGTGATACTCGTCGAAGCGCGAATCGGTCAGCGTCTCCTGGAGAGCGCGCGTCCACGGCGTTTTGTAAGAATCAAAATTACCAGGCCGGCCGGTGCCGCGGCCATCAAGCACCACGTTGCGATCTGCCCAGCGCCACACGTTCATCGCGGCGCGGATCGGGCGAAAAGCCGGGCGGAGAATGTCGTTGACCAGCCACCCCAGCAACGACCGAGGCGCGGCAAAAGAAGGCGCTTTCCCGACCGACAACGCGACCGCGCGAGCCGCGACTGCGGGCCGCGCGGTCGGCGGCGCTGGATCAATCAAGAGCGGAAGCTCCGGCGTGTGTGGAGCGTCATCCATCACGCTGCGCGGGCCTGCTCTATCTGCGCGGCATCGCCAAACGGGAGCTCACGCACTCGACCGAACCAAGCGTCGGCGAAAGCCACCGCAGCGGGGCGCGACACCGCAAAGGTCTGCATCGTGTCTTCGACCAGGGTGCCCGCGAGGCGCGCGAAAATCGCGGCGAGCTGAGGCCGCAGCTCGGCCACTGCGACGAGATCTCCGCGCTTCTGCGCCATCTCGTTGAGCGTGCTCTCGAGCTTCCGGTGCCGCTCGATGGCTTTGTTCAACCTCGCATCGGCGAGCACCATGCTCGACTCATCCGCCAAGGGGTCCTTGGCCTTGGCCTCATAATCGAGGATCGCATGCGCCAGCATTCGCTCGAGGCGCGGCATCGCATCGGCCAAAGTGATGCCCTCGGTCGAGTCATCAAGCACCACCGAGGAGCGCGGAGTCTGGGTCGGAGCCGGGAGCGCCGGTGCGCGCGCTGGAGAGACTGTAGGCGCCACGGGGGGCGCCGGCGAATCAGGCGCGGGCGGTGCAACAGGGGCAATCGCCGCCGGATCGGCCGCGGCACCGCGGACAGCCGCCGCCCTCTGCGCGGCAAGAATGAGTTTGGCCGGCACTGTCTGCGGCGAGTTGCGCCGCCACCAGCCCGGCATGGCCTCGGCATCGTCGAGCGGCACAGGGTCTCCGGCGTCGCGACCTTTTTTCAGCCACACTTTTATTCCTCGCTCGTTCGTTTCGTAAATCGGGCAGTAGTGCGGAATCGGATGCGCGTAGCCGGTCCGCCGCCGCTGCGGCTCGGCGGACAACTCTAGCGGCTGCTCGGCTTTTTCGCTCACACCCGGCGCGGGTGTCAAAAGTGCAAACGATATTTCACACAGCCCGCGCAAAAACATGCCGGGGGACGGGGCCTCCGTGCAGAGGAGCCGGCCGGGGAAAAGATTCCTTACCCGGGGAGGGTGCGGCACGGTAGTTTTGCCCCTCCCCCACTGATTAGAGATTTGAGAAAGTTAATAAACCCTGGCATACCCTATCAAGCTATAACAGGAGACGACACTCCCTCTTGTTGGCCAACTGGTTAGCGGTCTGCATGGTCTTTCGTAAAATTGTCAGGGTTAGCATGGGTATCCTAAAAAAGACAGGCAGAGGGGCCGGGGAGGAGGCCGCGGCGGCGCGGGGAAAGTCAGAATCAGCAACGGCGGCGGGCTAACCCGTGCTGAATCTGTCAGGGTTGCGTAAGGGTCTAGGTTGTCGCGCCGCCGAGCCCGTGGGCTCAGTAACTAGCCAAGGAAAAGCCGAGGCACCGCAGCGCCTCGGCCTTCATCCTTGCCGTAGATCCTTCGCCTACGGTCCGACATCCTCGCTCGAGCAGGCCTGCGCCTCAAGCGCCTCTGGAGAGGCAAGCAGGGTGACCTTGTATCGCTTGCCTCGCCCGCTTTCGCCGTTGTTCTCGAACAGCACGAGAGCGCCCCGATCCGTGAAAAACTCACGGCCAGACATTTCCTTGGTAAGCATTAGCCCGAGGTTTGATTGCGAGGCCGAGTCGAGGACAAAGATGTCCTCGCCCGACCCTTCATCTTTCCTCGTGCGCCCCTTGACCATCCAGGGGAACAGCTCGTTCTCGACGATGCAGTCGGTGACCTCCTGCGACTTATACTCCAGCAGGGGGGCGCGGGGGGATAGCGAGCGCGACAACTCCGAGACCAGCTTCCTTTGGTGCATGCCCTTTACGTCGGCCTCCTTTCCGGCCTTCGGCTTCTCCAGGGGATTGCCGAAGCCCGCGGCCTGCACGATGCCCCCAAAGATCCGCGACCACTCCTCGAAACTTGCCACGAGTTGCGGCTTTTTGAATGGCTCCGCACCCGCCCCGGGCCGCCCCTGCGCATCCCAGTGCCGCACCATCGACCAGAGGGCGCTGAGCAGCTTGCCGCGCTCCTCCGGCTGCGACACCACTTCCGGGGTGAGGATTCGTTCGTGGGTCCGCTCCTGGATGTCCGCCGCACGCACGAAGAGATCGCACTGGAGCAGCCGCCGCTGGAGGTCGGGCGACACGCTCAAATTATTCCCGGTCAGAATCAGCACGGTGTTTTTTTCCGCCTCGAAACTGCGCTGAGAGCCCATCACGCGCCCGCTCCAAATCGGCGAAGTCATGAACGCCTCCAACAGCGGCGACTCGACGTAGTTTTTCAAGTTATCAAAAAACAAGTAACTCGCCCCCTGAATCGCCGCCGTATCGAGCACTTTCCGCAGCTCATCCTCGCCGCTGCGCGGGGTGTTTTTCGGCAGGCCGAAGCTCGCGCAGATTCCGATTTGCGCCGCGAGCGACTTGCCCGAGCCTTGCACGTTTGCCAGGACCATGTAGCCCATGCGGGCGGCCGCCACCGATTGCAGCCCGATCCCGAAGAGGGAGACCGCGAGGCATACGGCCACCGCCATCGACCGCGACCGCCCGGTTTCCGGGTCACCGTCCGCCCAAGGGAAACCGCCGTAGAACGAGCGAAGCAGCGCGACCGCCTTGGCGATTTCCATCGCCTCGTCGAAACCGACTCCAGACGAAAGGGTAAACACCCGCGACTCGGCGTCATAGCCTTCGGGCAGCAACTCGATTTTTCCGCTCCTGCGCATCACGGGCATGCGCACCTGATACACACTGGCGAGCGGCCGCACCCACCTCGCGAAAGCATCGGACTGGAGCACCACCTTGGCGAGGCTCGGCTGCATCGCCTTTTTCCGCTCCTTTTCCTCGTAGTTCTCCCCGCTGCCGACGGCGTATTTTTCTTTCACTACAGCGTAGTCGTCTACCCAGGTGATGAAGCGCTCGGGCGTCATGAGCTTGAGCATGCCCTTTTCGTCGATGGTCACGACGATGTCCTCGCGCCGATAGAGCGGCGCACTGGCCAACACGCGCCCGAGGTCTGCCGCGAAATCACTCGGCACCCGGTCCTTGAAGCCTGGCAAAAACACCGTCGGCGCGCTCGCCCTCGCCTCCGCGCGGCGCGCCTCTGCATCGCTCGGCTGATACACCGCGCGACCACTCGCGCCGGCCGCCGCGTCGATGTCTGAGCCGAGCGCCCGCCGCATGAAGGCGCCCGCCGCCTCCGCTTGATCACCTGTGGCGCCGCCTGAAGCATCCGGGCCGATCATCGGGCAACTCCTTTCTGCGCTCGCAGCTCGCGCAGTGCATCGCGTAGCCCACCCTCGCGCCCCGCCTTGGTCACGGCGTAGTGCGCTAAGCCACGACCTAGCTCGGCATCACCCATCGCATCGCCGAGAGCCGCATGCCGCCGCCACTCCGCCACCACATCGCGCTCCGGGAGCAGCGACACCAGCGGGGCGAGGGGCGGATTGGGCCGCAGATAGAGCAGCTTCTGGATACCTGGGGCAGGGTAGCGCTCATACACCTTTTTATCGCGGCCTCGCTCGTCCTTTTCGGGCTTCCCGTCCGCACCGCGCACGGCCTTCATTTTCCCGAAGCGCAGGCAGCCCGGCAAGCGCGAGAGCCGCACCGCCGACCACGTGCCGGAGTCCGCCCCGCACATCTTCGCGCCCATGAGGAAGGGCATCATCCGCCGCTTCTCCTCATCCCACGCCGTTTTGGTCGGCTGGTCGACTCGGATCAAAGCATGCACCGAGCGCGAGCCCGAGGTATAGAGCGCCTCGATTCGCAAAGGCACCTGCACGATGAAGGCCAGCCACTCGTCCACCGGGGCCGAGTCGCTCTCGATCACGAAATACCGAAACGCGCTCACCGTTCGCCACGTGCGCCGGCTTAGCGGCGCCTCTCCATTAGGGCCCGGCTTGCCCTCGGGATTAGGCAGCCGCTGCCCCGTGACCGGCTGCGGAAGAAACCACACCCCGCACTTGCCCATCTTCGGCACGGGATCATCCGGCCACAGCGCCTCGCCCTGCCCGTATTCGTTTGTGAATACGAGCACCTTCTCCCCGTCACCTCCACCGGCCGCCACCGAGCCGGGATAAAGCAGCTTCAAAAAATCGACCGCATCGACGCGCGCCGGATCGACCACCGACCTATCCCCCAGCCACACCGCGTCGATCTTACCAAGCCACGGCCCTGCCAGCCGGCGCAGCTTCTCCGGCTCAAACTCCACCTTCCGCACCACCTCGTCCTCCGTGGGGATGCCGTGGTCACGCCGCACCTTCGCGGTCGGATTCCACTCGCGCTCGTTGCGCAGATAGCCCCGCGGGAACTTCGACGCCACGCCGTTTACCGAGCGGAGCTTGTGAGCAATCTCCCCCTCGCTCCACGGCGGGGCGCAGCGCGAGTTAAACTCCTGCACGAAGGGCAGGGCCTCCGCCGGAGTAAAATCGAAGCCGTGCAGGAGCGCGCGCACCACGTTAAAAAGCGCCGTGTGCCCGTTAGCGCCCGACACAGAAGGCTCCATCGCGGAGACGTAGCGGCGCGCACGCTCTTCGAGGGTGACGCGGGGGAAGGTGGACATGGATAGGGATGAAAAGGGACGAGGGGACCTGACTGGGACGGGGGCGGACGGCGGACGCGGGGAGACTTGCGCCCCTGTCAATCCGGCGGCACCACGCCCTCGACCACGCCCTCGCACTCTACCACCGCGTGGATCTCGAGCTCGTCGAGCGGCAGCACCAGCGGCGAAGGGTTGGTCATCGGCCGGCGCGGGTAGACGCCCGGCGAAGCGTGCGGGCCCTGCACCAGCCCCACGATCTCGCCCGGGTGCGCCTCCTGGACATAGGCTCGCTGTAGCTCCGCTCGGTGCCAGCCGTAGGCCCGCCGATAAAAGATCCAGCGCCCGACCACCGCCGCGGGCTTGAGACCGTTGAGCCTCATTTTGCCACCTCCTGCACCAGGTCCGCGACCACCGCGGCCAGCGCGCGCACGCCGTCCTCCGTCGCCTGGCCGCTCTCGGCCAGATAGCGCGCCACGGCGCCGATCCGCTTCAACGCTTCGGCCCGCCCCGGCGCGGCGTTGAGTGCGGCGAGCATGCGCTCGGCCCGCGCCCGCCCCTCCGGCGTGCCCAGCCCGTGCAGGTCGGCCACGGGCTTGCCCTCCGGGCTGAGTAGTTGCCCCGTGGATACGTCAAGCGTGTAGCTCATCGGTTAGCCCTCGCTCTCAGCCATCTCCGCCGCCGTCGCGACCGGCACCGCCACGACCGGCGCAGTCTTGGCCTTCCGCGCGCTCTCCAGAGCGGCGATGATTTTGAGCGCCTCCGCCTCGGTCAGCTCTTCAGCGGCCTTCCTTTCTCCCGCTGCGCGCTTGATGTAGTTGCCGAGGATCTTCGGCCGCGCCGAACTGCTCATGCCCGGCAACGCCGCGTCGAGCAACCGCTCCACCCGCGCCAGCGTCTCCGCGCTCACCATAGCCTCCCCATCGACCGCCGGCCTCGCCGCGTCTGCGTCGCCAGCCTCCGCCTCCGCGTTGCCCTCCTCATCGAGCGCACCCGAGGCCCCGTCCTCGCCCTGCCCATCTTCCGCGCCCGCCTGCCGCTTTCGCGCCTCCTCCACCGTGAGCACGAGGTGGCGGTGCCACTCCACCACCCACGGCGCCTCCACGCCCTGCACCCGCAGCGCGCCCGCGATCAGCAGCGCGTCGACCACCGAGGCCAGCTCCTCCGCCCCGCCGATGCCCGCGACAAACTGCGCCAGGGCGCTCTTCGCCGTCTGCCCCTTCGCCGGGTCCTCCTCGCTCAGCGCGCGCAGCACCAGCAGCGCGTCCTCGTCCGGCACGCTCCGCAGCACGTGCTCCCACCGCAGCGACACGAGCGCGTATTCGTAGCCCTCCGGCTTGCTCGGCGAGGTCCGCGCATTGTGCAGCTCCAGCAGCCAGTCCGCGCAGGCGCGCAGTTTCTTCGCCTTGTTTTTCTCCGCCGCCTTTTCCGTGCTCTTTTTGCGCTTCTCCTCCGCCGCAAGGCTGCCGGGCTTCGGCTCGCCCTTGCTCACCGCCTCCGCCAGCGCCGGCGTGGTCAGCGACTCCCCGTCGCAGCCCTCGTGAGTCTGCGCTACGGCGTTTTTGCGGATGCCGTAGCGCGCCACCACCTCGGCCCGGAAGATCGCCGGCTCCGCCGTGCCCGCCACCGCCTCCGCCACCCGCACCACGTCCACGCAGCGCCCGGCGCCGTTGGTCGCGATGTAGATCGGCGCCGCCGGCGATACTTCGGCAAAGGTCGGCGCGCGGTTCGCCGCCACCTCATCCTTGATCAGGTCGCGCGGGATCGGCCTCGCCGCCAGCGCGTAGCCGCTCGCCGCCTCCGGCTCCTCGCTCCCCGGCCGGAAAATCTCGGCGTTGACCTCCGGCGCCAGCGCCTGCTTGCCCCCCTCGCGAGCCGCCAAGCGCGCCCGCAGCGCCGCCTCTTTTTTCCCAAAACACTCCGGGCGCATGCACCAGTCCGCCCCGCGCAGCTTGATCTGGCCATACTCGTCCGGGTTGTTGCCCACCCGATAGCGGCAGCTCGCGCAGGGCCCCGCGCCCTCCACCTCGGGGAAGGGATCGTTGAGCCAGGCGAGCCCCCGCAGCGACCGCGCGTAGTCGGTGCGGATCATCTCCACCGTGTCGCGGTAGGAGAGCGGCCCCTCCACATCATCGGGGTGCAGGCACCGCCGCGAGGCCGCCGCCCGCGCCTCCGCCGTCGGCACCATCGCCAGCGCGTAGGCCGTGGTCCACGGCAGCGCCCCGCGCTGCACCGCCGCTTGCGTCGCCTCGTCCAGACCGAGCAGGCAGAGCCGCTTGCTCAGCAGGTTCGCATCCACCCCGATGAGCGCCGCCACGCTGTGCAGCGTCGCCCCCGGCGTGCTGTCCAGCGCGGTGCGCGCCCACTTCGCCTCCTCCAGCAGCGAGAGCCGGCGCGACTCCGTGCCCGTGATCCACACGAAACGCAGGACCTGCTCGTCCGACCACTCGCCGACGTTCGCCTCCAGCGTTTCGAGCCCCTCGATTTTCGCGCCGCGCCACCGCCGCTCACCATCGACCAGCTCGTAACGGCCCTCCGCCCGCGGGCTCGGCCGCACCTCGATGCGCACCGCCTGCCCCTTCACCCGCAGGCTCTGGCCGATGTCGGCCGCCTCCTGGTCGGAGATCAGGCGCGGATTAAGCGGACAGCGGTCGATCAGAGCTACCGCGATGGTGCGCGGCTCGCTGACTACGGAAGGCAGGGAATGTTTGGTCGTGTTCATCGGTGTAGGTAAAAAGTCGATACAGGCTCAGAGGATCGCCGGCTTGGCCGAGCGCGCCCGGTGTTGGTTGCCCTTTTGCGCCGCCGCCATCTTGGCCCGGCTCCGCGGGTTTTTCCCGCCCGGGAGCTGGGTAGAGCGGTAGCCCGCACGCTCCATCTCCGGCTCAAACATGCGCTTCTCCCGCGCCTGCACCGCCGCCCGCCCCTGGCCGAAGAGCGCGCCCGCCTCGGCCATGCTCATGTTGCTCACCAGGTCCGGGCGGTAGCGCCGCGCGTAGCTTAGCAGCCGCTTCGCCGCGCGCTCCAGGTCCGCCGCGCCGCCCTCAAAAATCCAGCAGAGCCACTCACTGTGCGCCTCCTCCCGGATGCGCCGCTCCTCATCCGAATGCTCGGCCTCCTCGCGCGCCGCCATCACGTCGTAGGGGGTCAGCGCGGTCGCGCCCGGGATCAAGTGCCCGTTGCGCCGCACCGCCGAGCCGATGGCCTCCGCCGCCGACATCGAGGCCCCGCTCATGCAGCGCCCCCCTCATCGTCGTCGTCAAAATACTCGTCGGCGAAAAATTCGTCCCAAATAAGATTCGAGACGGCCTTGCCCGCGAACGAGCACACCACGACGAGAAAAATATAGCCCCCCCACGTCGGAGTCAGCAGGAGAAAACCCACCGCGAAAAACGCCGTGCCGCACAGGCTCTGCAAAATATCTTCAGGGGTGATTTTCATGCAGCGCCCCCCTCGGCCATCGGCACGCTCGCGCCCGGCACCCAGCACGACAGCCCGTTGGCGTGCGCGGCCGACACCCCATCTGCCTCCACCCGCAGCCGCCCCGGCTGCCCACACAGCGGACACCGCGCCCGGGCAAACACCTCCGCGCGTCGCACCACCCGCCGCGCCCGCGCCGCCGCCAGCCCGCGCCGCCAGCTCACCGGCGTGATGGTCGGGAAAAGTTCGCCGCTCATGCCGCCCTCCTCCGAAACCGGGATTCGTCGACCAGCCCCTCCTCGAGCAGGATGGTGCGCGCCGTGAGGTATTTGGTCCCTGCGTGCCGCGCCACCGCGTCCACGCTCGCCGCGCCGCCCCACTTCGCCCAGGCCGCCAGCACACGCGCGCGCCTCTCCTCGCTCGTGCGCGCGCACTGCGCCTTGGCCGCCGGGTGCCGCAGCCCCGCCGCCAGCAAGATTCGTCGCATGGTCTCGTAGGTCAGCCGGTAGCGCTTACACAACGTGCTCATCGAGCGCTTCTCCAGCGGCATGCTCTCCCACGTCGCCACGATCTTGGCGTTTCGCTCGGCCACCTCCTCCCTCGTCAGCATCCGCTGCGGCGCCGAGCGCGGCGCCGCCAGCACCTGGTTTAGCGCGGCCGGCGCCCGCTCCAGCCCCAGCCGCGCCATGCCGCGCTCGATGATGTCGAGGCACCGGGTGGCCACGGTCTCGCCCCGGCCCGGCATCGCGCGCCCATTCCAGAGCGCGCTCATGCGGCGGCCTCCTCCTGCCGCCGCTCGAAGCGGCTCAGCCACGACTCCACCTCGGGCTCGCCCGGGCGCGTGGCGCCCTGCGCCACCGCCGCTTCCTGCCGCGCCCTCCTCAGCAGGTCGCGCAGCAGCCGCGCCGCCCCATCCTCGCGCAGCTCCTCCAGCCCATCGAGCAGCCGGCACAGCCCCGCGAGCGAGTAGACGATGTGGGTCCCCCGATACCGGAAATGCGCCGGCGAGCCCAGCCCGGCCAGCTCGGCCGCACGGTAGATCGAGGCACGGTCAAGGCCCGTCGCGGTCGCGACGGCCTGCACGGAGAGGCCCTCGGGGGGCATGGTGGGTGTATTCATAGAGAGGATACAGAGAGCTTGACGACCGGCTGCGTGCAGAGGAGCTCCTCCATCTGCACCGCGTAGCAGACCTCGCACAGCCCGTGGCTTACCTGCCCGCCCTGCCCCGGGCCGCCCACCGTCCAGCCGAGCACCAGCTCGCACCGCATGCACATGCGCTTGATCAAGGGCGGGCGCGGCTCTGGCAGCGCCGACGGATCGTCGACCAGGGCGCCGACCGAGAGGGAGGGGGTAGGGAGGGGAGTGCTCATGAAGTAGAGGGGGCCGAGGTGCGGCGGCGCCGCCGCCCGCTGTTGGTTTCGCGTTCCAGGCCGGCCACCACCGCGCGCCGCGCGTAGCGCCCCTGCCCGCAGGCCTTGACCCTCCAGGCCGCGCACCAGCGATGAAACGCCGAGGCCGAGCCGCAGCTCGCCAGCTCCGCCGCCTCGGCCACGCTCAGCACCGGCCGCGGCGTGATCCCCTTGGCCACGAGCGCGCGCAGCTCGGCCAGCTCCGCGAGGATCTTGGCTTCGGCCTCGGTGCTCACAGCGGCGCCTCCGCGATTGCGTAAAAATTGGCCACCTCATCGAGCGCCTGCGCGGCGGTCTCGGCCTCACGCGAGGCCCGCAGGTGTCGGAGCGCGAGGGCGAGGAGGTCGCGCCGGATATCCTCCGGCGTAGGCTCCTCACCCCTTCCTGTGGTCGTATCCCCTAGCTTCATGGGAAAAAAAAGGAGGGCTAGCAGAGCAGCCCGGCGCGCAGGGCAAGCCACGCGTTGGCTGCATAGGCCACCGCATTCCTAGCGCATTTGCGTCGCTCGCGACGCATCTCTGCCCTGAGCTTGGCGGGAAAGCAGCCGATGCCGGGGCCCCGCAGCGCCCGAGTCATGCCGGCGGCGAGGCAGCGGAAGCGCTCGGCACTGTCGAGCAGATCAAGCACCGAGCCGCGACGGACGACGGCGACGGTGCGCAGCGTAAGGAGCGAGTAGCTAGTCTCACCGGGGGCAAGATCGGCAGAGGTGGTAAATGGTCGGAGGCTCATGGTCGGTTGGTTGGTGGGTGGGTCGGGGCCGGTGCTCAGGCAGCGGCGGGGTGGATGGGCTCAGCCTTCGGCGCCTGCTTCGCCAGGTGGGCGATGCGATCACGCCACCAGCGGATCTCGGCCCGCTCCTCGGGCCCGAGCCGCCGCTGAAACATGGCCAACTGGCCATCGATGAACTCTGCCACGCTGAGCTTCGCCGGCGTGGTTGCGGCAGGGGCATTGCTTGCGCTCATAACGTTAAAAGCATAACAAACGGGAAAAGAATCAAGAGAAAAGTTTCCTTTCTGCCAATTTATGCTTTTAAAGGTTGCAATGAGCACATCTCACCTTGGCCGAGCCGTCGCGTTTATCTGCACCACCAAAGGCACCACGCAGACCCAGATTGCCGCCCACGCAGGCCTCTCCCAGGTCGTGCTTTCCCGCGCATGCAGCGGCACTCGCCCCGAGGTGCGATCCCTCCGCGCCCTCTGCACTTGCCAGCCTGACCCACGCGACAACCTCGACCTTCTCGTCGCCCACCTCCGCGACGAGATTGAACGCGCCGGGCACAGCACCGCCGACATCGAGATCGCCGCTGACTGCACGCAGATCGACGACGACCTCCGCCTCCTCCTCGAAGAAGCGAAGAACGACCAGCAGCTCTCGGGCATGCTCCACCAGCTCGCCGCCTTCGTCCGCACACACCCCCTACGCCCGGAGAACGAAGTCCGCTACCCTCGGGCCGACGACGAGCCCGACACCACCCAGGCCGCGGCCGAGGACGAGCAGCCCTACGACGCTCGCTGATTCTGCCTCGCCCTCCACCGCGCTCCCACTAACTACTTTTCCCCATGCCACTCCTCGAAATCCTCGGTCCCATCGGAGCCCTCATCGGCCTTGCCCTCGCCGTCGTCTGGCTCGTGTTCCCCCTATACGTTGGCGCCCGCCTCGACTCGCTCCTCAAAGAGCAGCGCCGCACCAACACCCTGCTCGCCGCCCTCGCCCCGCAGCCCCCGCTCGCACCGCCACCCGCGAGCCCGGCCCCCAAGCCCAAGGCCACCCCCGCCTCCTGGGAAAAAGCGGTCTACGACCAGCAGCCCTAGCCCCCGAGCCCCGGCCTAATCGGCCGGGGCTTTTTCGTGCCGGACCAATATCGTGGAATCACGAAATTGGTCCGGCCGCAGCGCGAAAAACGCCTCCCCCTCCGCCCGCCGCGCGAGGCCTGCGTAGTGGCCATGCAGCAGGTTGCTCCCCCCGAGGTGCCCCAGCCACCCCGCCACCCGGTCCGGCTCGCCAGTCAGCGCGACCGCGTAGGTCGCAAACGTGTGACGCAGAGCGTTTGCCGGCCACGGTCTTTCCACCCGCGCCTTGGCCCACCGCACCGCGTTGACCGACTGCCCCGGGCAGACCCGCTCCGCGTCTCCACCGCGTGGATACAGCCACGCCCACACCGTCGGCGGCAGGTCTTGGAGCAGGCGCGCCCGACCGGTCTTGGCGATCTCAGCCGGCACCCGCAAGGTGCGCCCCTCGACATCGATCGCGCGCCACAAGAGCGGCGGCTTGCCCTGCCCGGCCAGCTCTTCCACCCGCAGCCCGGCAAACAGCATCAGGGCGAGCGCAGGCCGCCACGGCGAGGCCTCCGCCAAGATTGCCGCGGCCTCCTCCACCCGGAGAAATCCCACCGTTCGCCCCTTGGTGCTCATTGCCCCGCTGAGCCCCGAAGTGGGGGGAGGCCCGGCGAGCGGAGGTTCTTGAGCGGCGGCCCAGCGCCACAGCGCACGCGCAGCGCGCACGTAGCCCGTGCGCGTGGCCTCGCCTACCGCGAGAGAGGTGAGCCACGCGCGAAAATCCGCCCGGCTCACCTCATCCATCGAGCGCGTCCCGAAGGCGTCACGGAGGGGGCCCAGACGTTGCTCGAACCACGACCACGTCTGAGGGCGCACCTGCGGCAGCTTGGCCCGCAAAAAAAGATCGGCCGTATCCTCCACGCTGATACGGCGGAGAGCGGCCCGCCCCTCGACCGCGCGCCGAGCGGCGGCGGCAAGGGAAAGACCGGAGCCCACGAGGATCTGGAGGGCCGCGCGAGCGTCGGCCCGCTCGGCTGGGGAGAGAGCGCGGTCACGCCGCGTGCGGCCAAAATGTTCGGAGCCCATGCCCGGGACTTTGGTCCCGGTGGTATGGGTCGCAAGCGGTTAAAAGTGGGGCGAAGTGGGAAAAACTGGTGAGGCAAGGGCGGCCGAGGCTCAGCAGGGCAGCGCCCTTTTTTCGCTCTTGAGAGGTGGTGCCCCGGGCGGGAGTCGAACCCGCACGCCCTTTCGGGCAAGGGATTTTAAGTCCCGTGCTGTCCGCTCTCCCTCAATCACTTCGCTTTTCGCCACGCACCGGGGCCGCCTCTGGCACCACCAGCGGGGGCACCGTTTGGCGGTTGGCGCGCTCCAACTTGCTCGCCCATCGCTCCATGTCGGTGCGCGTCCAGCGATCCTCCGTCAGCGCCTTGACCTCGCCGCGCAGGCTGCCGATCTCGTCGCGGATGTCGCGGAGCAACATCGCGCCGGTCCAGCCGACCTTGAGCAGGCCGAGGCCGAGGCCGACCGCGGCCGCGAGGGTGAGGGAAAATCGAGTGCGTTCGGTGAGCGGCGGCATCGTTGGAAAATCAGGAGGCGAGGTGGCGTTGGACGAGGCGGGCGACGGTGGTTTGCTCGGCGCGGTTCAGGCCGGCATCAAGCGCGGTGGTGGTCAGCTCGGCCACGCCGGGCTGGCGGCGGCGGAGATCGGCCAAAGCACGCGCCACGCCGTCGGCCAGCCCGAAGGCGTTGGCGCGGTAGGCGAGCGCGGCGAGGCCGGCGAGCACGCTCACCGTGGTGGTGAGGCCGGAGATCCATTGCTGCCGGCGGAGCTGGTTGGCGAGGGCGCTCTCGCGGTCGTAGGCGGCGCGGAGATCGGCGCGGGCGGTGTCGGCCACCGCCTCGGCGTCGGCGGTGCGGCGCGTGGCCTCGGCGAGGGCGCGACTGGTCTGCGCGTCGCGGGTGCGCTGCTCGGCGCGCGAGCGCTCGCCGTCGGCGCGGAGGGCGGCGTTGTCGCTGAGCAGGGCGGCGATCTGCGCGCGGACCTGGGCGAGGGTGGCGGCGTCGAGCGCGCCGAGGGCTTGGTCGAGGCCGGCGGTGGTGGCGTGGGCGGCCTCGGTCGCGACCTCGACCGGGCGCGAGGGCGGCGCGGAGAGGAGGGCGAGACTGGCCTCGTGGGCGCTGCGCTGAGCGGCCCGGAGGAGGTCGGTGCGGGCGGTGGTCTCGGTGGCGCGGGCGGAGTCGAGCCGGGTCTCGGCGCGGTCGGCGGCGGTGGCGGCGCGGGTGCTGCCCCATGTGAGCGGGTTCCACCAGCGGGCGCCGGTATCGGGCGCGGATGTAGTGGCGCAGCCACTACCGAGCGCGACCACGAGGAGCAGGGCGAGGGCGGCTAGGGAGCGCCAAGGGGCGTTGCGGGCGGCGGTCTTCATCGTGCGAGGTCGATCCACAGCGCGAGCCCGAGGCCGGCGAGGGCGAGCAGCACGGCGAGACCGAGGGCGACGTGCCAAAGCTCGATCTTGGCGCGCGGGCTCAGGCCGCGACGGGTCGGGACGAAGGGGTCGGCGGGCATGTTAGTCCGATGCGACCAGCAACTCCGGCGCATCGACCCCAATGCGAGTGAACATCGCGAGGTGGCCGGCAGAGTTTGGATGCACGCTATCCGTCGCGTTGTTCCCGTTTGCGTCGGTATTGGTGTAACTCGCGGTGATTAGCGAGGTGCCAGCGCCACCGGACGTAAGCGCGAGGTCGAAGGCGACTTTCCTGATCCACGGCGCGAGGGCGTTTATCGCGGTCGTATTGGTGGAACTCGTGGGCACCGTCGCGACGTAAACGTTAGCCCCGAGTTGCTGCGCGGCGTAGGCGAGGGTGACGATGTTGGCCGCGAAGGACCCGTCTGGGTTGGTGCCTAGGTAGATAAGCACGTTGCGCGGACGCAGGCTCGAAATCTCGGCGGCGAGGCGAGCCAAGGAGCCAGCTGTATTCGCACCGCCAATACCCGAATAAGCGACCCGCGCGGACCCAAGCGACGCCTCAACCAACGCGGGCCACTTCTGTGCGTCGGTTACGGAAAATCCCTCCGTAATCGAGTCGCCGAGAATGTAGAGGTTGGGGGACACCATGCAGGCCGCGCGATGGTCGAAAGAAAAAACGGACACGCTGCCGGCGATGACGGCGACACCGGGGGCACCCTGCATCGTGCCCTGATCGTATCCGTAGGCTGGATACGTCGAGTATCCCCAAGGCGTGGCGGTGCGCGTGATAGTCGCGACGGTAGTGCCACCCAGCGTTTTGACCGCGGCGGTAAAACTGCGACCTGACTTCGTCCACTCAAACACGTAGCGCGTATTCGCCGCGAGCGTGCAGGCAGCCGAGGTAATCAGCGTGGGGGCATTCGCGCCAGTGTAGCGGCCGTAAATCTGGATTTGCTGGTCCGCAGCGGAAACGTAAACGAGCGAGCCGGACTGGATGCCACCCTCGACCGGGTTGGTGAGAAAAGCCGCAATTGAGGATAGCGATCCGAGCGTGAACTCCCACCGAATCGTGCGCTTATCGAGACCGTAGCGAAGTCCGGTGCGGAGTTGGTTCGTGAGTCCAGCAGTGCTGGAGGTCGCGGCGCGCGTAGTCGGGGAGAACGCCCACGCAGAGCCTCCGTTAGTCCAACCGACAGGGAGCGAGCCAAAATCATCCCACTCAAGCGTTGCGCCTCCACGACGCGGCTCCTCTACCGCGACATCAACCGTATAAAAAACTGTCCCGCCCGCAGTGTTTGACAGAGTGACGGTGCCCGAGGCGGTGCTCGCGAGAAACTGATATCCCTCGCCGATTGAGTTGTCGTAGCGAAGGCCGGGGGCGCCGCTTTGGCACTGCACACCGATCTGGAGCGCGCCGTCGAGAATCCACTGCGGAAAATCGACGCCCGCAACAAGAGTCTGAGTGCCGGAGGTTCCGGCGATGTCGGCAGACCGCTCGACTATTGTGACCCCGCCCGATCCATTAGGGCGGACGAGGCACAAACGGAAATTGCCGGTGCTCCCATTATGCAAACGCACATTGACCACGCGCCCCGGCGGCAGTCGGCGCGGAGAGAGGAGGAAGATGGTCGAAACAGTGGTGAGTCCGCCAGAGGCAAAATCTGCGCCGGTTCGCCGCAGGTAGCGGTGAGTGGCGAGGGAATTGAGAGGGTTTGCGTCTGGGGTTACTGGCAGATTCTCCGCGGGCACTAGGCCGCCGACCAGCGGAGCCACCCCGTTCGCGGCGCCTTTCTCGGAGGCGGGGATGGCCTGCGTCGAGTCGAGATAAACCTCGGTCCGCCACGAGCCCGAGTGATACACTCGCTCGATGATCGTGCCGGCCACGCTGTATCCAGTTCCCCCTACGGTCGCGGTGCCATTCACGACGGCAACCGAGTAGCCCTTGCCCTCCACCGGCGAAACGGGGTCCGTGATCGTCGCGGACGCCACCACGTTCAGCCGCTCGTCGTTGGCGGCGGTGGTATTGGCGTTGACCACGCGGGCGATGCCGCCGGAGGCGGGGAGGTTGGTGAGGTTTCGCCCATCAACCGCAGGCAGGCGAGCGGAGCCGTCGAGCACCACCACGTTGCCGGCGCTGGTGCCGGTGTTGGCCACGGCGGCGGTGCCGAGGCCGAGCGCGGTGCGGCCCTCAGACCCGGTATCGGCCGCCATGACCGCAGCCCCGACGGTGCCTGCTGCAAGAGTGGCGGCACTGCCGAGGCCGAGGTCGTTGCGGGCTTGCGAGGCGCTGGTGCGGCCGGTGTTAGTGAGCCAAGAAACGACGCGCTGAAGTTTGGTGGGCATGGGAGAGTAAAGCGAAACGAGGTGTATCAGGCTGCCGGATACAGGGCGGAGTTGAGCTGCCAGACGGTGCCGCTGTAGGTGAGGGAGATCAGGGCGGGGTCGGCGGAGGTGTCGGTGGTGAGGCTGTCGAGCAGGGTGCCGCCTGCGGTGGCGTTGCGCAGCTCGACCACGAGGCCGGCGGTGGCGGGGAGGGTGTAGTCGAGCCGGAGCACGTCGCCCGCGGCCGCGCCGGTGGTGGCGGCGATGAGGGTGCGGGTGCCGGCCGAGCCGGTGAGCACGAGGTCGACGGTGTGGTGGCGGCTGCCGGTGGGCAGGGTGAGGGTGGTGTTGCCGGTGCCGTCGTTGGTCGCGGAGGCGCGGGTGAAGAGGGCATCGAGCGCGTCGTCCACGTAGGTGATCGTCGCGTAGGCGGGCACGGGGGAGGAAGACGGGCCGACGGCCTCGGCGCGGACGCTGGGGGCGTAGGCCACGAGCTGGCCGGCGGTGCCGACGGCGGGCGCGGTGGCATCCATCACCACGGGGCCGGCCGAGCCGGCGAGGGTGTAGACATCGCCACCGGCGGTGGTGAGTTTCACGGTGCGGAACCAGGGAGAGCCGGGGGTGTAGGCGGTCGGCGAGGTGTCGGCGGGGAAGAGGAGCCAATCGAAGATGCCGAGCAGGGCATCCATCACCACGAGCTTGCCGTTGGCGACGGTGGCGGTGAGAGAGGCCGAGGCGTCGGCGACGGTCTCGGAGCTCTTGAGGTAGAGGGTGAGGGTGGCGCCGGTGAGGTCGTAGGGCAGGCCGGTGGGAGTCTGGCGAGCGGTGAAGCGAAAGCGGGCGGTGGTGCCGGCGGGAAAGTAGAGGGTATCGCCGTAAGCAGGCGCGGCGGTGCTCGGGTAGCTCATGCCCCGGGGGGCGTGTCAAAGGACGGGGGCGGGGCGGGCTCGGCGGCGGGGCCGCAGCGGTGGCAGGCGCGGGCCACCGGGGCGCCGTCGAGCCTGCCCACGAGCAGCGGGCCGGAGCAGCCCGCGCAGCGCTCGGCCGGCTCGTGCCTCCACACCACCGCCGCCAGCAGCGCTCGCGCCGCCGGCCAGGCGGACTCAGGGGGCGAGAGGGTCATGAGGTCAAAAACCGCATCGTGGCGGTGGCTTGTGCCGCTCCCCAATCCTGCCCCGCCTGCGCGCTGATGCCGGCGGTCACGGTCAGCTCGTCGTAGGGGCGGCAGGCGGGAGGGGTGAGGTCGTAGATGTCGGCAGCAGTCACACCCGGCGCCGCCGGATCGTTGAAGAGCACGCCAAGGTCGAAGGCTCCAAGCTCGCCGGGGATGCGGACCTTCGTTGGGTGCGGAGAGGTAAAGTGTCTCGGGAATCCCATTAGCATCCCACCGACTCGTATGTAAGGCTGATCGCTGGCACCGTCCGCGCCAGGGGCGTCCAAGTAGCTGTCAAAATCTTCCCCGTCAAAAGTGAACCCACCGACGACGACTCGGCTTCCTCCTGTGGCTGCGGCGAATGCTACTTGGATATTGGGGCGCTTGTAGTCGAATCGCGGATACGGGTTAATCGCCATGTAACACTCGAACTCTTCGAGGTCTGCCAATACGCCGGACATCGGGTTGCCGTCGAACGCGAGCAAGCCCCAAGGATCAGCGGCGACCGCCTGAGCGAACGCCTTAGGCATGGCCTTTCGAGTATATGTGAAAGTGTGAGTGCCGGCGGTGAGAAAGGCGCTGAAGCCGCTGCCCGAAGCGGAGGCGGAGGGGATGACATACTCAAGTTCACAGCCGGTGTAGTTCGACGGCGCCTCGAAGATCGTATTCGGAAAGATACTATTGTCCCACGCGGGGTAGTTGCCTATGAAATGGGGCGGCCGGTTGGTCGGTGGAATGATGCCGCCGGGTGACGGAGCAACAAACTGCGGGGTCCACTCCCCCGATGCGCCGCATCCTGCCCCGATGCCGAAACGGCGTTGCCGCGTGATTCGGGGGTCGCTCATGGCGCTGCCCACCACGCGTTGATCGTGCCGCCGGTGTCGCAGCCGAGATTTGTTTGGACCGGCGAATGGATGGCGGAAATCGCACCGCTCGCGACGGTCGCGCGGCCGAGGTAGAGGTAAGACTCGAATCCGGTGGCTGTAATATCCTCCGAGCCCGGTGCGCTACCCGTAGCGGTGTTTTCGACCGTTACCTCGTAGGTGTCAGGAGCGCCAAAGGTGGCGACGACCTTGAGCCAGAAATACCGCGTGGCCGTGATGGTGAGTAGTGGCGGCGGGTCGTCGGAGAGCACCCCGGCAGGCGATGCGTCGGTGAAGGTTGGGCTGATGCCGTTGACCGTGCCGGGGCGGATGCAGACCTTGAGCGTGCCGCCGCTGCTCGCGTCGTAGAGCGTGAAGGGGGCGGCGGTGGTGGCTACCGCCGCCGCCGCCTCCCCGATCCGGCTCGCCAGCTCTTGCGCATCGATGACTACGTTGGCCTCGGCGACCGTGACCTTGATGCCGCCTTTGCCCTCCACATCCGTCCACGGGCGCACCACGTCGCGGAGTAGGTTGAAGCGGCGGAGGATCTCGCCAAAGGCGCCTTGCGCACGCGCGAATTTCTCGGGCAGCGTGGCCATGCTCAGAGGGGGCGCACGCGCCGGGTGGTGCGGACGTAGATGTTGCCGAGGTATCGGCGCACGGTGGAGGCGGCGACCACGTAGGTGAAGTCGGCGTCCCCCACCTCCGTGATCCAGTCGGCGGCGGCGGGGGTGGTCGAGGTGATTAGGTAGATGTCGCCCGCGTCGCGGTCGGTGGTGTCGCCGAAGTTGCGGAAGGAGGTGGCATCGACCACGGGGATGAGGTCGGCGCTGGCGTGGCTGCCGCCGGTGCCGACGAGGTAGTATTCCTGGTGAAGCTGCGAAGTCACCGGGCGCTGGAAGGGCTCGCGGTTGGCCGCGCCGCTGTAGCCGATGCCGGGGAAGGTGGCGGCGAAGGTCTCGTAATCGAAGCGCGCTGTAGGGATATTTGAATACAGGCGGGTAAAGGTGAGCTGGTCGCCGAGCTGCGTCTGGTGGTCGACATCGCCGACGAAGTAGAAGGTGGCGGCGCCGGCCAGCGCGGTGTTGAGCGCGGGGGGCGTGTAGGCGGTGCGCTGCACGCTCATGGGGATGCGGCGCACCACGTGGGCGAGATCCTCGGGGATGGGGCGCTCGTCGACGATGGGGCCGATGATGGCCTCGGCGCCAAAGGCGGGGAAGCCCGCGGTGACGTGGTCGGTGATGTCGGTGGGCATGGGCGGCGGCGGGGCTTAGCGGATGGTCTCGGGGCGGAGGGAGTCGCGGATATCCTGGAGCACCTTGGCGGCCTCGAGGGCATCTTGCAGGTTCTGCTTCTGGGCGGCGAGGGGGTCGCGCTCGCCGGAGGCGAGGCGGTTGCCGAAGCCGCCGCGGAGGGCGTCGGCCTCGGCCAGTTTGCGCGCGGCCTCCTGCTCGCCGGTCTCGCGGATGACGTTGCCTTTTTGGTCGCGGCGCTCGGTCACGCGGTCGCCGCGGTCGTAGGCGCGGGCGGCCTCTTCCTCAAGCTGGCGGATGCGGCGGGCGCGGCGCTGCTCCTCGCTCGTGCCGCGTTCGCCGGAGGCGGCGGCATCCACGCCAAAGGCCACGCGGTCGCGGTTGGCGGTGGCGAGGTCGTCGGTGGCGCGCTTGCTGGCAGCGACGGCGTCGGCGTAGTCGCGCTCGGCTTTCAGAGCGGCCTCGGTCCGCTCGATGATGTCGTCGAGCGCGGCGGCGGCGGCCTTGGCGCGGTCGCGCTCGGCGCGGGCCCGCTCGGCGCCGGCGCGCTCGGCCTCGCGGGCGGCGGCCTCCCGCTCGTCGTCGCTGCGCTTCTGCATCGCGGCGCGCAGCTCCTCGATCTCGGCGAGCTTTTTCTCGAGGTCAACCTGCGCCTGGGTGCGCTGAGCGAGGGTGAGCCCAAGGTCGGCGGCGCGGACACGCAGGGCGTCGCGGTCTTTCTCGAGCTGATTGAGAAGGTCAAAGTCGTTTAGTTCCTTGCGGCGTGCGGCCTCGCGCAAGCGGTCGCGCTCGGCGATGTTGCGATCCACCGCGGGGTCCGCGCGCTCGCGCTCCAGGCGGTCGGCGTTGGCGCCGGCCGTCTCCGAGATTCGGATACGCTCGTCTGTCTCGGCGACGGACTGGCCCTTGATGAGACCGAAGAGGCGGGCATACTGCGTGCCGATAAAATCGCCGTAGGCGGCGAGACCGCCCACGATGCTCACGCCGATATCCGAGGCGCTGCTCTTGAGCCGGTCGAAGTTGTCGGCCAGCTCGGCGGTGCGGCGCACGCTGGGGTCGAGCGCGGTGCCGAGCCGCGCCGCCTCGTCGCGCAGCTCCTGCGCGCGGTTGAGGGCTTGGGTAAAGCCGGTGACGAGCAGGCCGATGCCGAGGAAACGGGTGAGGCTGCCGGCCCCGGCAGCGCCGAGCTTCTCGCGCAGTTGCTTGAGGGTCTTTTCCGCGCGGGTGGCGCCGGCTTGAAAAGCGCGCGTATCCATCGTGAGCACGGCGCGGAGAGTGGAGGTGAAGGAGGCCATGTTTAGGAGGCGGTGGCGGCGGTGGCGGGCGTGGCCTCGGCGGCGACGCGCTCTTGCAGCACGCGCTCGGTCTCGGCGAGGCAGGCGGCATGTGCCTTGGCCAGCGCGGTGGCGGTCGGGGCGCCGGGGTTTTTCCGCTGGTCGAGGATGCGCAGATACTGCCAGAGGCGGCCGAGCGGGAGGGCGAGGATCTGCTGCTCGGTCCATCCGGTCTCGCAGGCGAGGCCGACCACGAGGGGCGCGAGCCAGTTGGTGCCGGGCGCGCGGGCCGCCACCGGCTGGCCGGTGCGCGGGTCGAGGCGCTTGGGCGCAGAGGCGTCGGCGAAATGGCGCTCCACATACTCGGCGGTGGCGGCGAGGTCGGCGGCGAAGAGCGCAGCGTCGCGGTGGCGACGGCGCATGCGGCGGATGAAGCGCCACCGGGCGAAGTCGCCGGCCTCGACGTCGGCCCGCAGCAGCCAGGCGAACCAGTGGAGCTGGGCCGGCGCGGTGTCGCGCCAATCGCCAGCGGTGAGCGGGCACTCGTAGCCATCGCTGATCAGGAGATCGTAGGCGGTGAGCGGGCGCAGCAGCCAGGGGCCCACCGGGCGCGGGCCCTCGACGAAGTCCTCCGCCTGGCGGGTGGCCTCGGCCTCCGCCGCGGCGCGCGCGGCGGGGGCGTAGACGCGGCGCCAAAGGTCGGCGTGGATCTCGCGGGCGAGCTGGGTGGCGGAGGGCATGCGAGCGGCGGCGGCGTGGTGGTGGGTGGCGGCGAGGGTGGGCGTAAACGGAAGCGCCCCGGCCCCCGCTCAGCGGGAGACGGGGCGCGTAGCGGCGTGGTGGATACGCCGGGGGCTCAGGCGGGGGCGAGGGGCAGGGGCACGCCCTGGCAGTTGATCTGCACCGTGCGGATGCCCTCGGCCTCCTCGGGCGCGGACACGGAGGTGATGACCCAGCGCGTCACCTGGTCGTGGGCCTCGGGCTCGAAGGTCTCCTGCCGCGCGGGGATGGGGGTGGAGGTGCTGGCAAGCTGGAGGGTGGCCGAGGCGGTGGGAAAATCGTTGACCACTTTGAAGCGGGCGGCCCGGCCGAGTTGGTCGTTCTGGTTGAGCGTCTTGGTGGGGTAGCTCGGCTGGAAAGAGTCGCACTTGTAGACCGTGGGCACCCCGGCGCGAGTGATGGTGAGGAGGCGGCTGCCGTGCGGGATGCCGCTCTCAGATTCGTAGATGTCGGTAGGCATGGGAGGAGGCGTGGGCGAGGTGTAGTGACGGGGGAACTACGCTCAGGCCTTGTCGGCCCCGGCGGTGGTGATGCGCAGCACACCCTTGGTGGCGGAGGTGGCGACGAGGGCGACGTTGGCCCGCATGCCGGTGGCGAGGTCGGCCGCGGGGGCGAAGGCGCCGGCGGTGGCGGAGAGGATCACGATGTCGCCAGCGGCGACGGTGGTGAGACCGTGGGTGTAGTCGGGATCGCCGAGGGCGATGCGCACCGGCTGGCCGGAGGCGGCGGCGTGGAGGGCCACGCCGGCCATAGTCTTGATCGTGGCCGAGGCGCCGTTGGCGTCGGCGAGTTTCCACTTGCCGCGCCCGCTGGCATCGAGGTCGGCGGTGTCCTGGTAGAGGGGCTGGCCGGCGGTGAGCGCGGCGCCGGCCGTGCCGAAGATGGTGGTGGCCTGGGTGGAGGCGAGGACGTTGGCGGGAGTGAGGGTGTAGTCGGCCATGAGGGGGCGTGGTGTTGCTCCGGGCGGCGTGTCAAACCGAGCCGGGCCGCAGCCCGATCTCGGCGGTGAAAACCAGCTCGGAGCGCAGCCGCTCGCCATCGGCGATGTAGGTGATCGAGCCGCCCGTCTCCTCGAACTGGAGGATCTGGTAGGGCATGGCGGCGAGCGGCTGGCGCTCGGGCAGGAAGCACTCGCGGACGAGGCCGAGCCACTGGTCGTGCAGCTCGCCGCCGGCCGTGGTTTTCTCGGTGCTGAGCGTGATCGTGATCTGCCCGCGGAAGTGGTCGTAGCGCAGGCGCCCGTCGGTGCCGGGGCTCATGTGGCCGCTGGCGCGGGCGAAGGGCGAGGCCTCGACCACGATCTTGGCCGTGGCCGCGGCGGGCAGGAGATCGGCGGAGCGGGCATCCCACACACGCTCCACGCCGGAGACGGCGGGGATGAGCGCGCGCAGCCGCGCGACGCAGGCGGCGTGAAACTGAGCCTCAAAGGAGTAGGCGGAGAGGAGGGGCATGGGGAGGGGCGGCAGGGAGTGAGGGAGTGATGGAGTGAGGGAGTGAGGGGCGGAGCTAGGCCGCGCGGTTAAACTGCTCGGCGCGGCGGGCGAGGATGGCGGCGAGGGCATCGTTCATCTGGCGCGAGGTGTAGCCGGCGGCGTAGCCCATGCGCCGATCCAGCTCCCCGAGGATCTTGTCGGGCACGCCGGTGTTGAGCGCGGTGAAGCGGTAGACCGGCGCGCCGGGCTGGGTGAGCTCGTGGCGCCCGCGCGGGCCGTGGCGCTTCACCCACTGCGGGATGCCGGTGGTCGCGATGGCGAGGGCACCGGCCAGCCAGTGCGCGGCGAGCTTGCCCACGCGGGAGAAAAGGTCGCGCTGTAGTGCTTTTACCTTACGCTCGTCGACATACTTGGCCGGGCCCATTTTTTTGATCGCCTTGCCCGGGGTCTTGCCCGCGAAAAAAGCCCGACTATGCAGGCCGGCGACATCGGGCCACTGCTCCGCGCGCTTGCCCTTCAGCCGCACCGGAATGAAGAGGCGGGCGAGGTCGGCCTCGATGGCGCGGCGGGCGCGATACTCGTCCTCTTTGGTCAGCGCGGCGCGCTGGCCGCCCTGCTTGCCATCGCCAGGCGGGGTGATCGCGATGACGTAGCGCATGAAGACGCGGCTGTAGCGCAGCGCGGCCTTTTCCGCATCGGCCCCGGTGAGGGTGACGAAGCGCTGGAGCGAGAGCGTGAAGCCCGAGGTGTCGAGCGTGACGGTGGTGGACATCGAAAAAAAGTCGAAGGTCGGAAGGTCGAAGGTCAAAAGGTCGAGTGCGGCGCGCTCCGCTACGCCTTCGCGAGGGTGAGCACGATCTCGCCGGCCAGGGGGAGGCGCTTCACGGTGGCGATCTTGAGGAGCTGCCCGTCGAGGG